GCCTCGTCACACATGAACATCGTGCGTGGGATGCCGTCCCCGGTCAGCGCGATGTGGTGCCCCTGCATGGCCGCGATGCTGTCGTCCCCGGCGACCATCCCGGTCAGGTAGGACAGGGGGCAGCGCTCCCCGTCCACCAGCTTCCGGATGTTCTTGTCGTTGACGATCAGCGGTCCCCCCTTCTTGTGGTCGAGGGGGACGCGGCTCGTCCGGAGGCGCTGCCCGATCTCACCCCAGAGGACGCGCAGGTGGTCGTCCTTCGCGCTGGTCGTCACGATCCGACAGGGGTGCCGGGTCAGGAAGAACACCGGCGCGATGAACCCTCCCATCCAGTCCTTGCCGAGCTTGTTGCCGGCCTTGACCATCGTCTCGATGTTGTCCCACACGCTGTAGACTACGCGGCGCTGGTACGCGGCCCACTTGTCTTCGGGCCACAGGAGCATCCCTAGCTCGATCGGGTCCACGTCCTTCGGGCCGACCCCGTGAACGACGTACTCGGCGTTCAGCTTGGGGTTACCGACGTGTGGGTTGGCGACGACCATGTCAGCCGATCCAGGTCAGCGGGGTTAGGGGTTCCGGGCGGTGGGCGCAGGAGCGCAGGTATCGGGCACAGGCGAGCTTGAGCGACGGGGACTGGAGGAGCGCTGTAACCTCGATCCTGTCCCGGGTAGCCAGCGGACTTTCCTGGGGAGGAAGCTGGTCTACTAGCTCCGTATCCTCGTCGTCCAGGTCCAGGTCGTCGTTCTCGGTGGGCGGCGGCGCTGGGGCAGGGACAGGGGCGGGCTGCTCCCTCCTGGTCCACAGCTTGAACGCCACGGGGCGCAGGAGCCGGTCGTCCGTGTCCCCGCTCTTGACACGCGCTCTGAGCACGTTCTTCGGGATGCCGGTCTCCCGTGACCACACGACCAACAGCTTGGTCTCGCCGTTGATCGTCAGCATGGTCTTCGGCTCGCGCCCCTGGCGGTTCCCCTTGACCTCGATACCCATGACGATTTCCTTTCGGCATGTGAGGACGGCGGTATCAAACGCACAAGATCATATCAGGTTTTCGGCCGTGTGTGGGCGGCGCGCTATTTAGCTTCGACCTCGGCGGCGCATCGTCGCTTCTTGTTCGCGGCGAGGATCGACGACGTGTCGCGGCTCCGGGGGAACGGAACGCCGTGCTTCTTGGCGCGCTGCTTGAGATCGCGGACCGCCTTCGCCTGATCGACCATCAACGTCCAGATGCCGCGCTTGGCCTTCTGGTTGGTCTCGGTCCGGTAGCGGAACTGGCTCGCCCAGAGCCGACGGAGCGCGATCCGAATCTCGTCCTTCGTCGGCGCTGGTCCGTCGATGCGCCTGATCTCGGCCTCGTACCCCTCGATCGTCTTGGTGATCTTGGCGATGGCGACCGGGTCAGTCGCTTTGGTCAGGCGACGCTTGGCAGCGCGAAGGCAGTCCATGAGCAGGTAGCGGGCGGGCTTCCCGTTGGGGTATTTGGGGCGCCGACGCTTCGCCCCCTCCCACGTTGACGGCTTCTTCTTGAACGTGTTGCGGGCGCGGCGGTGGAGGAGCCGGCAGTATTTGCACCAAGAGTCGCGCCCCTTCTTGAGCTGGTAGTAGTCGCGGTCCTTGTGCCGTAGCTCGCTGCACTGGCGACAGGGGCGCAGGTCGTTGGCGTCGGCTTCTTCCCACGATTCGGCCGCACTCTTGTCGTGGGAGAGAGCCAGTAGCTCGACGTCGGCGACCGGCACCTTCGTCTTGAACCGGGATCGCAGCACCTTGCTCCTGAGCCAGTCGTCGATGGCCCAGCGGAGGTTCTGCGCGGCGTACCCCTTCCAGCCGTCCTCCCCTCTGTGGTTCTCGGCGGGGTCGAAGCGCTCGGCGATCTCGACCAGGAAGAGGCTGGCCTGCGCCTCATACTCCTCGACCAGCTCCCCCCTGATCCGGTAGCCAGCCACGACCTGCCGGATGATGGGGAGCGCGGAGAGGATGCGTTCGTCTCGTGTCATCCGTCTGTCCGTAGTTGGATGTCTTGTGGGGGAACTGGTCAGACATGACCAGCCGGGTCAGGATCGACGCGAGGATGAAGACGAGCAACAGGTTACCCCGGTGCTCGGCCTCGTCCTCGCTGACCTTGACGACGTGGACGCGGAAGCCCATCGGTCGTCCTCTTACGACGGATCGGCGGGCTTCGTCGGGACATCGTCCCATGTCAGCCTGCCGTCCTTTTCCTGGGGGGGAAGCTGGGTGTTGTCCTGTCGCGGGGTCACGCCGCAGGAGAGCCGGTCCTGGAAGCCGCCCTTCGGGTTGACCTCGGTGATGACGGTCCTGTCCGCGCCGGGGACCGCGGGGTCAACACCCACGTTCGAGTGCTTCCGGTGTCCCTTGTTGAAGCAGTCTTCACACACCGCAATCTCCCCGGGGTGCTTGTCCGGGTGCAGCGCCGCATCGGGGTCCAGCTTGAGGACGAGGCTGGGCTTGCGGCAGATCGGGCAGGTGAGCATGGTACTCGGGTCCATTGAGGAAAGGGGCATGGGGCCATCCGGGTCAGGGTTGGTGTAGACGCCACTGCGCTGGTTGAGCATGATGACGTCGTGGAGGCTGACGATGAAGCCGACCAGCATATCGAGCCTAGCCGGCGTTGTCACGATCTCAGTCATTGCTGTTGACCACGTTCAGGTCGTCGGCATCGTCGGGCGCCATCAGCTTGTGCGCCGCCTGGGCTGCGGGGGAAGGCTGCCCCTCCTCCTCGGCGCGGATCGCGTCCTCGACCGGGTCCGGCTTGGCGGTCAGCGCGGCCGGCTTGCGGTACAGGTCGTCCCACTTGAGGACGAGCGTGTTGTTGGTCACGTTGTTGATGATCTTGAGCGCTTCGCCGTTGTCCAGGCCGAGCATCCCCGCCAACTGCTTGAGCGCGGTCAGCTTGTCGTGCGGCGTGTAGCGGATGTGCTTGAGGACGTGGTAGTTGCCGTCCCCGTCCTGCTCCTCGCCGTAGGTCACGCCGATGTTGGACAGCGCCGCGGCCACGTCGTCGGGCATCTCGTGCAGCCCCAGCGGCTTCTTCCCGTCCGGCCCCAGCAACCGCTTGGGGTTGAAGAAGGCGATGCGGGCTAGCTCCTGGATGATGCGCTCAGCCTTGATCTCCACCGTGTTCCGACGCTGCTCCCGCTTGGCCTGGATCGCGGCGGTGATCTGTGGATATTTATCCGCATCAAGCCACACCGATGCCTGCTTGGCTGCGTTCTTCTCTGCGATGCCTGCTGCGATCGCAGCGCCCTTACCGTGCATGTCGTTACTGCACAGTGCCTCAACGAACAGCTCTTGCTGCGCTGTCAAGCGCTGCGCCATAGGCCCAGGTGTGCCCTTCTTCCCTGCGCGGGGAGACACCTTTGCTGGCATGATCTGCTCCTCCGTACCTCTGTGGGGCGTACAGACACCCCTTTGGTGAAATGGCTCGTATGTGTCAGTTAGTGAACTACTTGCTCGGTGGGCGCTTGCCAGGGGAACCGTTGGGGTTGATCGTGTCGCCCTCGTCCTCGTCCACATCCTTGCTGGTGCGGACCTTGTCCTTCTTCTCCTGCCCCACATACGGCGCGTTGTCCGGCCTGGGGGTCGTCTTACGCGGCCCGTGGGTGCAGAGCGTCCATGACCAGTTCAACCGCCCACACTTGGGACAGTTCTTGATGAGCGCACCGTCTGGATCGATCCCCTGCCCCATCTCAGTCAGGCTTAGTGCCACGAGACACCCCTTTCTGGTGCTGCTTGCGAAACTCGTTCCGTGCGTTTACCCTCGTAACGAGTGCAGCTTGCGAAACTCGTTACGAGCGACGTGTGCCTCAAGGAACGGGAACATCGCCTTCGTGCGCTCGAAGTCCTCACGGAACAAGCGCTTCATCCGGACAAGGTGCTTGGCGTCGATGCCGTTCGCTACCGTCCGGTTTGCCATTACATAGTCGTCCGGCAGGCGCAGCCCCGATAGCTCGATCGCCCGCATGATGTCGTGGGTGTGCCAGTCGAAGCAGGGGAAGAACGAGAACGTGCTGTCACGGTAGCCGGCGTCCTCCTTGATCCCACCACCCTTCTGCGTCATGCGCAGCCGGCGGAACACGCTGTCCCACATGCTGATCCCGTATGCCGTGTACGTCTCTGGGGGGAGACCGCGCTTGATCTTGATGGCAGCCGCGACCTCGTTGTTCCCGTAGTGGGACCACATGCGCGGGTTCTTCTTCACCATCGCCTCGATCTTCTTCTCGTCGCCCCCGGGCTGGAACACCAACTGGTGCATCATGTGCAGCGTGTCGCCGGACAGGCAGCGCTCGATCTTGGTGCCGAACTCCTTCTCGTAGTAGGCGAGAGACCGGTCCACGAAGCCCAGGTGGGGAACGCTGGCACAGTGGAACGGGACGATGGTGTGGAAGAAGCGGCGCAGCCAGAGCCACGCAGCGACCGAGTCCTTCCCCCGGGAGAACCCCAGCAGGCAGACCCCATTGCTCCGGGCGGCGATGCGCTCACAGTTGCGAACGCTGGCAGGTGTGCCCCGGATCAGGTGATGAGTGTCCATTCTCACCGTAGCTGCCTCCGGAGGTATCGAGCGGTGCGCCAGTCTTCGACGTCTGACCTGAATGTGTCAACGAGGAAGGCAATCATCATCACCCAGGCGACGACCATTCCCGTCGTACCCAAGAGGATGAAGACGAGCAGCGCTCCAGCCTTCATGGCTTCTTCCTGGGGAGGGAACTGTGGGGGATCGTGCCGCGCTTGCCTCTCGCACGGATGCCGAACTGTCCCGGCTTGTGTCCCTTCGGCTTGCTCTTGGCCTTGCCGGTCTTGGGGTTGATGCGACCGTCGGCCATGACTACACGCTGCGGTGATCGGTGGTGGTAAGCAGAACCCACGGCTCCTGTGGGGTTGTACGGGGTGGCAGCTAGTGCGCCCTGGACGGTGGTCAGCGGTCTTACTTCTTCTTCTTGGCCGCGCCCTTCGCCTTCGGCTTGCCGGCCTTCGCCGCGGCCTTCGCGGCCTTGCGGCTGTTCTTCTGCGTGCCCGGCGCGGCCACGTTCTTCCCGCCCCGCGTGGCGAACGCCTTCTGGCCCCGCGCCGTGCGGAAGCCGCTCTTGAACGGGATCGCGGCGGCGGTGCCCGCGATGCTCTTGGCGCCGCCCTTGATCTTGACCTTGCCGCCCTTCGCGGTGCCGATGGCTCCGCGGCTGCCACTGTCTGCCATGATACCCTCTCCCTTCGTCTCCGAGACACCCCTTACCGCTTCTCGGTCAGGGGAACGAGCGACACCCCTTTGGGAACGTCCCAGAGGGAGAGCCGCCCGGTACAGGGGACCGGCTCGACCGGCACCATGTCCCCTAGCACCCAACACAGAGGACCGTGGATGTGCTTCCTCTGTTTGGGGAACAGCTTCCGTGCCAGCTTCTCCGGGATGATCGCCTTGACCACGACCGTACAGACGATCGCGCCGCCCGGTCCCCCACTGTGGATCGCAATCCGTTGCCCGGCCAGCTTCGTGTGCGACCCCCACGACCGGTTCTCGATCCTCTTGTCCCCACTGGCGACCAGCGCCGCGAACTCGGGTTTGAGTGTCAACGCCTTCATGTCTGACAGTCCTGTTAGTCTCCCCTAGAGATGTTTCTAGGTTGAGACATTATATCAGATTTCGGACTGTTTGTAGTGGATGATGATCGGTTCGTCCGGTTGATCTTCCTGAGGGGAAAGACCGACGGTACAGGCTCGACAGACTGGTACGTCAAGCGCGTTCCGGGTAGCTTCGTGTTGGCTCTGCGCGAACGGCTCGTTGCACCACGCACAGATTACGACAACGGCCGGGGGGATGGTGAACATCAGCCGAACCCTCCCCAATAGTCGTTGCCGGGGCCGTCGCTGTTCTGGTTGGGGATGCCGGTCCGCGCCGTCAGCCGCTTGTTGAGCGGGGACTGGAACGCCCCCTGCTTGTTCGGCGTGACCCCCTCGATCCCCAGCGCCTCGGCCAACCCCTGCCCGTCAACGTACATGTTGTAGAGCACGTTGACCTGTCCCGGCATGTTGTCCAGGAACTCGTTCTTCTGCTGCTCGGACTGGAACACCACGCACAGGTAGAAGTCCAGCTCCCCGGCGTCGTTCATCCGGGCTTCGGCCTTGCGGCGATGACGCAAGAACTCGGCCAGTTCCGGGCTGTTCTCGGCCACGTCCTCGGGCTTGAGCGCCTTGTCGCCCTTCTTCTTCTTCGGACCGCGCTTTTTGGGGGGCTGGCCGAAATCCATCGAAAATTCCTCTTGACACGCCCCGCGGTCTCGACGTAGGATTCAGTTTAGCAGGTTTCGTTCGTGTTGTGTCAAGCCCCTTTTTGGAGAACGACATGAAGCGCGACAAGAACGATCTGGACCTGATCCGTGCTCTTTGCGACCCGGATCAGGCCACGTTGACGACCGACGAGATCGCGGTCTCCCTGGGGGGAGAGCATCAGTCGTCGTCCCCGTCGTCGGAGGTCGTCGGGACGAAGGCGCCGAAGATGGTGTCGTACAGCTTCCACAAGCGGGGGTGCAACGACCAGAAGGGCCGCCCCGTCCGCACCGGCCCCCTGTTGGCCTGGGTCATCTGAATCGCTGCGATCTTGCGTAGGAAGCGCAGGAGCAGCATGGTCTCGTCGTGCGTCTCGCCGATGTTCTGGGCAATGAGGTTCGACGTCGTCCCCCTCGGGCCGGCAGCGCGCAGGTAGTCCAGCAGTCCCATGATCTTGCCGTGGGCGGTGTTGAGCGCCACTGCCCGAACGTGCTCCATGATCTGCTTGTCGATGGTCCGCTTGTTGAACACGACAGCCAGCCCCCGGGCGAGCCTGACAAGCTGGGACGTCAACCGGTACGGCATCTCCCGCTCGACCTTCTCGGTCTGCTTCTTCGGCGGTCGTGCCCGCATGTAGCTACAGAACGTAGCCAGCGCCGCACACATCTTGAGCGCACTACCGTCCGGGTCTTCCACCCCTTCGACCAGCGTGATCGCGTTCTCCCGTAGGTAGTTGATGTAGCCCGCCGTTAGCTGCTTGAAGCGCAGCATCTCCGGCGTGTCCCGGCTCTCCGGCGAGCCGTTGGCGTGGACCGTCATGTTGCGGAACGCCTTGTGCGCCGTCCGTATGGCGATCTCGTCTTCCAGGTCGTAGTCCTGGGACGGCTGGATGTCCACGATCAGGAACCGCGCCCCCTTCTCGCTGGCGTCGAGCTGGTACAGGGTCGCCGTCCCGAAGACGATGACCGTGGTGTTCAGCCCCTCCCAATCCTTGCTCATCTTGTTCTTGTACTGGACTCGGACGCACCGGTCGTACAGCGCCCGAAGCTGGGACATGATCTGCGGACACATCGGACTCTGTAGCACCGTGTCCGCGTCCTTGACGACCAGTGTCTTGTCCGACATCTCCCCGGCGAGCGAGAGATTCTGGTCCTTCTCCAGCCCCATCTGCCAGCCGGAGAACAGCCCCGTCAGGGTGTCCTTCGGCAAGACGTAGGCGCGGTTGGCGGACAGCGCCTCGGCGATGGTGCTCTTGAACGAGCTAGGCGGGCCGACGACCATGAGCCACAACTGGTCGCCGTGGCTGGGGACCGAGAGCACCGACGCCAGACACGACGCGAACGTCCGGATGATCCCGTCGGTCGGCTTCCCGACCTCACGCAGCGAGTTGAGGAGCGTCTTCCAGTCCCGACACTCTTCGTGCTTGATCGAGACCGTCCCGCCCTTGACGACCCGCCCCGGCAGCCACTCCTGGGGGGGAGACTGGAGCCGGGACAGCAGGTCGTCCAGCGCGTGAATCCGCTTGAGCAGGTTGTTCCGCCCGTCCGGTCCGGCGAGATGGTCCCGGACGTCGTAGCCGTGGGCGAGGTTCGGGTCGTGGTAGCTGGTCTTCCCCCAGCGCAGGTACTTCATCTCCTTCGGTGGGGTCGATGCGTTGACCAGCAGGTCCACCACGCGCTGCGTCCCGTCGAGACCCCCCTGGATGAACCGGCCGCTCTTGGGCGGGTGTTCTCGCGGGTGGTCGTTGTCGTAGAACGAGTAGTCCGGCCGGTTGGCCGACACGGCGGTCCACGTCGGGGTGAACGTCCCACACCCCGGCACGGCGATGACGGAGCCGGTCCACGTCAGCGCCGCCTCGGGGTTGCTGGTCGGGGAGAGCGTTCCCTCGTCACCCCTTTTGCACCGGGACGCGACCTCCCAGAACGCCATCCCGTCCCACGGTCCCTCGCACCGGTACACCGGGCCGGTGCGCTCCCGCTTGGTGACCTGGAGACCCCCCTTCGGGGTGACAAGGTCCGGCCCGTGGAGACCATGCGGCAGGCCGGCGGTGGCGAGCAGCGCCATCTTCCCGTCGAGCTTGACGTAGCGGTAAAGCTGGGTCAGCTTGCCCCCCTCGCTCGTTCCGTTCTGCACCGAGTAGCCGGGGACCAGCCACGTCCCGTCGATCACACTCCGGCACACCCCCCACGTCTTGAGGGTGTCGTGGAACAGGAGCTTCCGCTGCGCCGCCAGCTGGACGTAGTCATCGTGTGTGGTCGCCTTCATCGACAGGTCGTGCAGGACGCGCAGAAAGGTGTAGGCGTTGCCGCCCCCCTTCGTGGAGCCGATGTTGCAGACGACGCAGCGCCACAGCCCCTCGGAGAGCGTGACGTTGAATTTGCCCTCCCGCCCGCACCAGGGGCAGTCCCCGGATACGGCGCCGACGCCGGTAAGGTCTTTCTCCCAATCGAGGAAGAGGCGGTGGGCGAGGTAGGGCTTGAGCTTCTCCGGCGCCTTAGCCGTCGTGGACGTGGTTGGTGGCATGTATCTGTCCCTGATGACCGCTGGTTGGTTGTTAACGGGGGGCGAACATCTTGGCAATCTGGTAGGCGGTGACGCAGAACATGAACACGGCGAAGATCGTACAGAGACAAGGCAGGAACAGGCTGTCGGTTTGACCGTTCTTCACGAGCACCCTCCGGGTGAGTTCCCGCACGACTGACACGTCTGACACTTGCCCGTCTGAACCATCAGACCGCCGCACACGGTACATGTGTTGCCCGATTCGGCAGCGCGGTGGTCGGCCTGCATCGTCCGGACCCGGAGCAGTCCGGCTTCCTGGGGGGAGAGCCGTGTCTTGGGGACTGACGGCTCGGCTAGCCACCACGCCTTGAACAGCCGGCGGTCGTCGTCACTGTAGAGTGACGGGAACACGTCCCCGAATTTGGCCCCGTCTAGCGCGAGAGTCTGTCCCTCGGTGTAGGTCATTACTTCCTCAGGTGTTGGACGGTGAAGCCACGGTCTTGCGCCGCGGCGACCAGTTCGTAGGTCTTGGGGGTCTCACATGGCCCGACCGTGATGACCTTCGTGCTGCGCGGGAAGCCGAGGAGACCGTGTGGCTCGGTCAGGTAGCGCAGGTCTCGGCGGTCGATGCCGAACCGTCGGCACCAGTATTGCGCCTGATCCCGGCGGTCGGCGATGACGATCACGATCTCGTGCGGCTGGGGCGCGAGGATCGAATCGCCGGTAATGGCGACCGTCCGTGCCAACGGGTCGTCTTCCGTGATGGTCAGCGTCTTGTCCTTGAGCAGCGCGTTCATCTCGTCGGCGGTCATAGTTTGGTCTCCTTACGCCGTCGCAGGGCCAGCAGGATTCGTTGGGTTCGCCAGCCTTCCATTATAGCACGGAACGCTACCGGCGGGGCGTCTGCCAGATCGAGAGCCAGCTGCGCGGCCCAGCACTCGAACGGGGGCAGGTCTTCCTCGACCAGCGCCTTAGCCACGGTGTCCCTTGCACTGGCTGCGCCACCGAGCCGCCGTTCGAGCCGGTCGCTGAGACACATCAGCCGGTCGGCGTCGGTGTCGCAGTGGCAGAACTGGCTCGTGTCCTTCGTGGTGTATCCCTTCGGCGTCTTCATACGGCGTTTACTCCGTGTATCTTCATACGGCGTTTACTCCGTTTGGTGTCGGTCGTTAGACCGCGATCCCCTTGCTCCAGTTGTCGGGGTGGTAGTCCACGGACACGGGCGTCGGTAGCTCCACGATCTTGCCGTCCGTTGCGACGCGCTTGCAGACGATGTCCTTGCCGCAGTCTTCCATGAGACGCTGGAGAATGCGGACACGACCGAGGTTGCTACGGCGCGGGTTCTTCTTCGGGTCGGCCTCCCGGGGGAAATCGAAGAACAGTTCGTCGTGAACCTGGAGCGACATCCGGTAGTGGTTCGGGATGCGACACTCACGGTTCCAGACGTCGAGCTGCCTCTGACACACGATCATCGCTGCGGCGGTCAGGTCCATCGCCGTACCCGACACATGGTAGGCGAGCGGGATCGTGGGGGAGACCTGATCCCGGCCGAACTTGTTGGTCCGCTGGGTCATGAGCGGGTAACCCTTGCTCGGGTTGACGCTCCGGCGCGGCATCGTCTCGACGTAGCCGTGCTTGTTGGCGAAGGCGATCCAGTAGCGCTTCATGGCGGCTTCGAGCGGGAAGCTCCCGGCCAGCAGCTTCTTCACCCCTTTGGCGTGGGCGGTCGCGTCGGCCTTCGCGTCCCCACACTCGTACTGCAACGCGAAATTCGTGTTCTTGATCCACTGGTAGTAGGTCGCCTTGTAACCCCCCTCGGCCTCGGGCTTCTTAATCATGTCGGCCGCGTGCATCGGTCCGTGTTCCTTGAGCATCTTCTCCCACAGATGAGGGTACACGGCGCTGAACTTGAGGATGTGGTCGCTGCCGAAGAACGGCGGCTGGTCGGCCTTCTCGAACAGGTCGATGAAGGTCTGCTCCCCACACTCGTACCCCGGGATGCGCTTCTCGATGTTCCGGTAGTCGAGAGACCAGCCCTCTCTCCCTGGGGCGGGACCGAAGGGATAGCGGAGGTTGTAGTCTTCCTTCTTGCTGATGTTCTGGAGGTTCGGGTTCTTGCAAGACCAGCGCAGCGTGTCCGTCCCGGTCGGGTTCAGGTTCGGGTGCAACAGCCGGTACAGTTGCTCCGGCTCACCGGTCTTGGGGTTCAGGCGCTTGGCCCCCGGGATCGGGAGCCAGAAGCTCCTGTACCCTTCCAGCGCGTCGAGTGCCTTTGCCCCGCCGCGAACCAGCTTGAGCGCAGTCAAGAACTCGCGCTGGACCTCGGACAGTTCGGTCCCGCCCAGGTATTCGGAGATGACGTCCTTGTCCATCGACGGCTGACCGGCGTCGGTGCGCTTGACGACCGGCAGGTCCAGCCAGGGCCACTCGCGCACGACCGCCTTGCTGGGCTTCTTGCAGTAGTTGCAGACCCCGGACCTCTGGGCCTGCTGCCGCGCCCACTCTCGGCTCTCGGCGACGATGCGCTTGTTGCACTCGGAGCAGGAGACCGTGGCCTCACCGAAGAAGAACGTGCGGAGGTTGTCGTTGACGCCCGCGCCGGCGGGGAGGGTGAGCGGGTAGCTCATCCCTTTGGCGACGCGAACACACGTCTCGGTCGCCTCAGACACCCCTTTGGTGAATTGCCTCGTCTGTTCCTCCAACCGGGTCTCGCTGATCGTCAGCCCGTTGCGCTCCAGCCGGTAAGCGATGGGGAGGAGACGCATCCGGTCCTTGTAGTGGTTCCACAGGTCGCGCCGCTTGAGTTCCGCCTTGACGACCGGCCAGAGCCGGTGGGTGACGGCGGTGTCCAGGTTCGCGTAGTCGGCGCACAGACCATCCCCGTCCTCCCCGGCCCACTGCTTGCGGAACTGGACGATCTGCTCCCACTGGTCGACCGGGTGCTTCTTGTAGGACGTGAGCGCCTTGAGGAGCCACATGTCCATCTTCCAGCCCTTGTCCTTGTCCTGGTCGTCCTTGTCGGCGCTGCTGGTCTTGCGGAAGGACGGCATCATCGGATCACCGACCTTTGCGATCCTCCAGTCCGGCAGGTGACGACGGACGTAGTCCCGGGCCTTCCGACACGCGACCTCGACCTTGTCCTCGAAGGCGTTCATGTGTGCGTAGCGGAGGTACTGCTTCGCCATCTTGTCGAGACCGTGGGGCAGCGCACTGGCGAGAACGTGCCCGGCGGTCAGCGTGTCCTCGGTGCGATCCCAGGGCCAGTAGTACCATTCGGGGCGCCCCTCGATTTCCTGGGGGAGAGACAGGACGGTGTTCAGTGCCGCGCAGTCGAATCGCGAGTTGTGGAGCACGAACTCGTTGTCCGGGTCCAGCAACATCGCGGTGATGGTCTTCTTGTCCTTGTCCGGGATGACCGGCATCCGAGACACCGGGTCGACCGGCCACTCCCAGAACGTGTTCTCGTTGGCGTCGTTGCAGATCGTCACCAGGAACGGCCGCGCACCGTGGTAGTGGTCCTGACCGGTCGTCTCGGTGTCCAGTGCAATCATGACAGGCTCCAAAGGAAGAGGGGACCGTCCGTGGTCCCCTGGGTTCTCACCGTCTGCCGTGCATCAGACATGGGAAACAGGGGCGCCCCTTGCTGTTAACCCCGGTGCCACTACAGGCGACACAGTCGGGTCGTCCCTGTCCCCCTCTTCACTGAATCTCTTCCAGGTCGTCCCAGGCGACGTCCTTGTAGACCGTCCTGCCGTCGACCGTGTTCTTGAGGGTCACGGTCTGCTTGGCCGCGTTGACCGCCGTGACCTGACACTCGACCGCCTTCTTGGCCTTGACCATCTTGCCGCCGATGCCCTTCACCATCGGCTTGTAGTTGAAGTGGTCCTTAACGGCCGGCGCGGGCTTCTCCTCCGGGGTCTCCTCGACGGTGGCCTCGGACCCGCCCCCCTCGATCAGCGCGGCGACCTCCTCCGGCGTACCGCACGACTCCCGGACCTCGTCGTCGGTCTTGCCGGTCGCCTCGACGGCCCGGCGCACCAGCTCCTCCACGGCGTCGTTGTCGTCGTTGTTCGCCGCCGCGACCAGCTCGTCCACCGGGACGGTGGTGATGTCACCCCCCTCCGGGGCCGTCTCGTCGCTCCCCGCCATGACCTCACCGAGCGCGGCCTGGGGGTCCGAGTCGTCCACGCCACCCGAAGCGTCCGCCACCCCGGCGCCCTCGTCCGGCGGGACGTAGTCTTCCAGCCCGGCCGTCCCGTTCCAGTTCTGCCACGCCCCGTCGGCGTCCCCGACGTTCTGGGCCTGCCGCACCGACGTCGAGAAGCGCAGGAAGATCGGGGTCTTCGGGTTGCGGGCGATCCGGGTCAGGGTCTCGGCCAGCGACTCCAGGTCGCCGATCTGCCGGACCTTGCTGGTGTCCGCCCCCAGGGACCGCATCAGCTGCGCCGCCTTCTGCGCCCCCTCCTTCCACGACGTCGTCTGCCCCATCTTCTTGCCACTCTTGGCGGTGACGTCGTGGATCGGGATCATCAGCCGCGTCTGCATCCCGGCCGTCCGGACCTCGATCGGGTCGCCGGTCTCCTTCCCCTTCGACGTCGGGGTGTAGACGTGGGTGAACGGCTCGACGATCAGCGCGGTCGCGGAGAAGTAGGGCTTCCCCTCGTTGTCCCCGGTCTTGTAGGTGTCGAACTTGACCTCGTCCAACTGCGCGACCCCGTTCTTGATCCCCGGGGGCGGGTCTTGGAAGCCGGCCGACGGGAGGCTGGTGTCGGCGGCGATGACCGCCGCGATGTCACCGGCCGGACCGTACTTCGCCGCCAGGATGCCCTTCTTCGTGACTGCCGCCATGTGTAGCTCCTGTTACTGAGACCACCGAAGATGTCACCGGCAACGCGCCGGTGACGTAAGCACTACTATACCAGAAAACTCGTCGTGTGTGGGCCTAGCCGCTCTTGCCTTGCGCCATCAGCGCGAGAATTTCCGGGTTGTCCTTGCGGTGCAACCCTCGGGTCGGGTCGCCCGCCCCGTTCTCGGCGCGGTACTGGTCGAACTCGTCGGCCAGCTTGCGTATCGACCCGGGTAGGTCCGGGTGGCAGTCCGGGTCTTTCTCGATGCTGTCAGCGTAGGCGCGGAGAGCGATCGCCGCGTGCGGGTCTCGTCCGCCGAGAACGAACGACGGCCACTCGGGGACCGTGCCGTCTCGGCGCATGACGAGGTACTTACCGAGACCGCGCTTGTCAGTATGCCGACACAGCCCGGTCAATACCGGCTTTTCCTGGGAGGGAAGGTTCGCGCTGTCCATAGGTCTCCTGTTGTTACATCCACACATCCATCCGGTGCGCCAACTCGTAGTACGCCATCTCGTCGGTCTCGCGGAACGCATTGATGAACGCGCTCAGGTTGACCGGGTTGGGTCAGATCATGGCTTGCGGGTGTGGTCCCTACTTCTCCCCGCCGTTGATGTACGCCATGATCTGCTCGTAGGCGCTGGGCTTCTGCTGGACCCCGTCGATCGAGTTGCCCAGATAGATGACCTCGGGAATCTTGACCCCCGGCACCCGGAACTTGGTGTAGTAGATGTCGTGGGCGCCGACCCTGGCGCAGTAGTCGACCCCCTCCCCGCGAGTCACCGTGAAGTTGCCGGTCGGCTTCCCCTTGAAGACCTCCTCCTCCCTGATCTGTCGGCCGCGCTTGAACGTCTGGATGCCGTAGTCGACGGCAGGGTGCAGCCAGCCGGCGATCGACGGCGACAGCGCCGCTCCGACCTTCGGCTTGAGGACGCCGGACAGGTCGATCGCCTGCTTGACGTCCTTCGCCGCGTCGTCACTCCCTGGGAGGAAGATGCGCTCCTGGGCGATGACGATGACGTTGCATCGGAGGGACAGGAGCTTGACCAGATGCTCCTTGACCTGCGCCGCGATCTCCCCCCAATCCTGCCGGGTCGCGATGCCGTAACTCTTCTGCTGGGGAATCTCGGACAGGCTCTTGTAGACCATCAGCTTGAGGTCTTGGAAGCCGGAGACGTGGTCGAGCACGATGTTGCGGTACGGCTTGCCGGTCCGCTTGTGCTTGAGGACGCCCATGTCCACGGCGCGGACGATCTCGTCCAGTTCCGACGGCACCTTGAGCGTGACCGTGTCGATCCTGGCCCGAAGCGCCGCCGTGTTGAGGCTGCGCAGTTCCCCCGGCTTCTGCCCGCCGGAGCAGACGATGCAGAGCGTCTCCCCGGGGAACGACCCCCACACCGTCGTCTTGCCGCTCCCACTGTCCCCGTACAGCAGGAAGTTCAGCCCCTCGTTGGGATCGAACTCCATCGCACCGATCCGGTCCAGCACGTTCTCCTGGGGGGGAGAGCGGCGCGCCGGTGTACCGCCGGCTTGTCGTTGAGGCAGAGGCATGGTGGCTCCTGACGGATGAAAGAGGGAGGTAGGGGTGCCTGCCCCTACCCCTTTGCGGATTTACCTCGTCTCCGACTACTTACTTCTCGCTGACCGGCACCGGGGGGTTCTCGACCAGGATGATCGAGTTGGCGGGGATGAACGTGTAGACGCTCTCCCCGACCGTGACCTCCCGCGCCACGGAGTTCTCCCAGCAGACCCGGTCCCCGATGTTCAGCCCCTCCGGCTTCTTCCAGTAGCCGGTGTCCGTCCGGTAGCCGTCGCCCATCCCGAGGATCGCCCCCTGCGTCGTCTTGACGATGAACTTGTCGGGGATGGCAACCCCACCGGCGCTGATCTTCTTCTCCGGGTCGGGCTGGACCACGACCCACATCGCCTTCGGCTTGAACGGAAGCGGCTCCATACGTCTCCTAGCGGAACAGGGTGTAAAGCGCTGCGATGACTGCCCCCACGACGAGGGACACCAGTGCCGTCAGCGCGGAACGGCACCGGTAGGCTCTGCGGCTCATGCCAACTCCGGGAACAGGTCGGCCTTCGTGACCCGGTGCAACCCGACCTCGGAGCCGGTGAACAGGTAGTTGTCGACGTCGGTCTCCATCCCCTCCGACAGCGGATTATACCCGATGTACGGCATGGTGAAGTGTCGGTGTTGGTGGTTGGGGAAGACCTCAGCCCGGCGTTGGTAGACGAACGGCGACATCTGCTCGTTCCGACCGGTCTTACTGGTCTGGTTTCGGTGGTCCGAGTAGGTGTAGCAGTACGCCCACCACTCGTAGTCGTCCAGCAGGTTCTCCAGGATCGGGTTCAGCGCCCAATACTTGAAGTTGTTCATGTCCTGCACGCTGACCTCACTGTTCCAGCGGCAGAACCACTCGTCCCCCCGGGCGATGCTGATGTCCTCCTGCACCTTCTTCATCATGCTCTCGGCGGTCTTGTGCGTCGAGCGCCGGACGACGTTGTAGCGGACGCCGACCACCGGGAACGGCTTGCGCCCCATCCCCGGGAACTTCTCGCGCATCTTCTGCCAGAAGTCCTGGTCCTCGTCCAGACTGAGCAGGTACATCATCGTCTGGAGGTCGAAGCGCAGCATCCGGTCGATCTTCTGCCGGTCGATCTGGCTCTTGCTCTTGTTCTCCTGCAACCAGATACCCTTGTTGGTCCCGTTCAGCGTGCGCAGTCCGCCATTGTCGTTGACGATCAGGTCGACGCTGTCCCGCTTGCCGCGCAGCTTGGCGACCCGACCCGACGGCAGGGTGTAGTCGACGCAGAACTTCTGCTCCTGCTCCAACGGCTTCCGGACCTTCATGTCCGGGTGCTTCTTCCAGAAGTCGATGTACGCCGGGAACAGCGCGATGCAGACCTTGATCCAGTGGATGATCTGGTCGCGCTGCATCGGGTACAGGTCGCCGAGCTTGTTCCCGTAGTCGTACACGGCGCGGTGCCAGTGCATCTCGTGCTGGTTGGCCGGGTTCAGCTTGGTGCCGTGCTGCGCGAAGCTCTCCTCGGCCGCGTGCCACAGGTTGCCGAACTCGATCTGCGGGCGGAACATCGGCGTCGGCTGGAGACCCTCGACGTACAGCACCCGGAAGCGTTCCGGGCACGTCAGGTAGCGCCCCAGCATCGTCTGACTGATCCCGTCCACCGACGGCCCGCCCCACACGGGTTCCCTGGGGGGAGAGTTGACCGTGAAGGGCGCGTCGGGGAGGATCGACTTCTTCGTCGCGTACTGCGCCGCGAGCCGCTCGTTCTTCGCCTTCTGATAGTCGTCGTCCTTCTTCATCGCCGTCTCCTCAGAATGGAATCTCGTCGTCGTAGTCCGTAGCGAAATCAGGAGTACCCATTGTATCAGAAACCGGCGGCGAGGGGGGCGGGAGCTTACCCTTGCGCAGCCCGGCGATGCGCTTCGGGTCGGTCAGCTTTCTCTCGCGCTCCTCTTCACCCTTGTCGTCCTTGAACACGACCGGACGCCCCATGTACGTCGGCGGGTTGCCGAAGTCGATCCCCTTGTTCGGCTTGACCTGCCCCTTGCGCAGACCGTCGGGGATGTCGAGCTTTTTCGGTGGGTTCTCGACGGCGTCGAGCGCTTCGCGGATCAGGCACGCGGCTTCCTGAACTTCGAGACCCTGGAAGGCCGACGACTGGCGCAGAATCCACGCCGGGTGCTTGATGTGGACGACCTGACACCCCTTTGGGATGCGGGTCGAATGGAGGTAGCCCTGGGTCAGCGCGTCCCGCGAGTGTGACCCCACGGCGACGATCAGCCGGGGCTTGGCGATCTCGATGATCTCCTCCAGGCGCGGCTTGCAGAGCGTGATCTGGTCGGCGTCCGGCTCGACCTTCTCCTCCCCCTCCAATCGCGGGATGCAGATGACGAGGTTGGTGAAGCCGATCTTGTACGGCAGGCACGGACCGTCCAGCCCGGCTTCGTAGGTGCCACAGACGGCACACTCGGTCAGCCCTTCTCCCTGGGGAGAAGTACAGGGTTGCTTCTTGTGCGGCCGGTGCTCAGGTACGGCGCGCTTGAGGATGTGGTCAAGGAGCTTGCCGGCCGGGCCGATGAACGGCTGGCCGATCACGTTCTCGCTCTTGCCCGGCGCCTCACCGACGCAGAGGATGTCGCAGGGGATCGCCCCGCGGTAGAACGTCTTCTTCATCGCCCCGGCGCAGTATTCGCTCCCGCACCCGTCCTTCCACGTCTCGCAGTGGAGCTGGTAGCGGGTCTTCTTAGGTTGCATGGTTATTCCCCCTTGAGCGCCGTGACGAGTGTCTTGATCTGGCCGAGAGTCGGATTGTCTCGGATAGGTTGACACAGCATGATCTTGCCGGACAGAGCGGTGTACGACCAGAAGAGAGTCAGACGGACGGCCATGCAGTAGTTGTCGGCGCGGCGGTTCGTCTCGACGTTGACGACGACCTCCAGACCATTCGGTGTGATGTACTGGTACAGGTAGTCGCCGGTCGGTCCAAACTGGAAGCCGATCTCCAACAGCTCGTCGGTGTTAGGAATGTCGTTGTCATTCACCGTTGGTCCCCCACTTGTTGACGCGCCCGACGTGCCAGTTCTTGCACACCGGACACCTGTAGGCGTTGTACTCGACGCCGGGGTGTTTGACACCCATTGCGACCGCGCCCCGATGGGCCGAGGCGC